GTGAACCAAGTGTTAAAATTATCAAAAATACATATGGAATATACGATACAACACCAACAATCATACCAATAAACAATTCGAACGGTGTTGGAATTAATACTCTTTCTTATAATTCAACATCTAAAGATGTAACAATAGGAATTAGTACAGGATTTAGTGATATCTTTCCTTTCTCTATTGGAGATAAAATTTTAATTGAAAATATAAGTGTCGGCATTGGTTCTACAGCAAAAGGATTTAACTCATCTGAATATGAATATAAGTTATTCACTATTAGTTCTGTAAATCCATCTCTTGGTGGAAATCTTGCATCTATTACTTTCAATATGTCAGATTTTCTACTTCAAAATGAGTTTCCTGGCGTTTTTGATCCTATTTCTTCTTTTGGAAGAGTTGTAGCAGAAAAAGATTTTCCAACATTTAACATAAAACTTAGAAAAAATGACTTCTTTATTGGAGAAACTGTTTTTTCACAAAATGCTAGTGGAATAGTTGAGAGTTGGAACAACAAAATTGAATATTTAAAAGTTTCTACAGATAAGGATTTGAAAGTAGGTGAAATATTAACTGGAGAATCCTCAAATACAAAAGGAGTGATTGAAAAGAAAATTGACTTTGATTCTTATGCAAATCTTGGACCATATTCTGATGTCAACAAAGGATGGATTTATGATACTGGAATATTAAATAATAATGTTCAGAGAATTGCGGATAATAGTTATTATCAATATTTCTCATATTCATTAAAATCAAAAGTTCCATATGATACTTGGAATGATTCTGTAAGTTCACTAAATCATACCACAGGATTTTTGAAATTCTCAGATCTGGTTGTAGAATCTAGAGATGAAAATGCTGATTTTAATCAAATTTTAGTTGGTGAAAGTGTCACTGATGTTGTTGTCGATATAATAGGAGATGGTGATCTAAATTGTGTATATACTTTTGATATCGCGTCAGAAAGAGCATTTAATCTAAGATCTGGACTAGTTTCTAATGAAATTATTTTTGAAAATAGAATTTTAACTGACTATTTTGAATCTATTGGAAATAGAGTTCTTATTATAGATGATATCAGTGATCAATTTAATAGTACACCAAGATCAACTCGTTTTAGCACAGTAAATGAATTTGAATTAGACTCTGCTAGAACTAAAAAGTACTTTACTTTTGTTCGTGATAAGAGATTTACTCTAGAAAGACAAATTCTAGTTGTATCTCTTTTACATGACGATCAATACGGATATTTGAATCAATATGGAAGAGTTGAAACTTATCTTGACTTGGGATCTTTTGATTTTAGTATTTCAGGAACCTTAGGCCAACTCAATTTCTATCCAATCAAGTATTCTGTAAATGACTATGATATTTCTTGTGTTTCTCATGACCTAAAGAGCACTGTAACTGGAATTGGACAAAGTTCTCTTGGCGATGTCGTAAACATTGCTTCCAGTCAAACAACACTTTCTTCTGGAACTAGCTCTGCAGCAACAATTGTATCAATTGCAAATACTTACAGGTCATCAAAAGTTCTTGTCGAAATTGGAGGAACAGACGGATCCTACTATGAGTTTGATGAGTTGAATATTATTCATGATGGAACAAATATTGATTTGTTAGAATATGGACAATTGACTTCTGATACGTTACTTCCAGGATCTTCTTCTGGCCTAGGAACTTATATTCCATATTTTGATGGATCTAATTTGAAAATTGATTTTAAACCAAATTCTACTCTTTCTGTAGATGTTGATATTAATACTTTGGCTATCTCTATTGCAAGTTCAGTATCTGGAGCAATTGGAATTGGAACAGAAGAGTTAAACACCGCTTATATTAGTTCTGGAATAGTAACAATTACTTCTTCACCGACACCATCTGAAACTATCATCACACAATATCCAAACAATCATTCTTGTGCATACTATATTGTCAGTGTTGAAGATACCACAAATCAAAGATATCAAATGTCTGAAGTGGTTGTAGTCGATGATGGATCAGAAGCATCAATTACAGAATATGGTATTCTGCAGACACATAGTTCTCTAGGAACAGTAGGTGCTGCAGTAACATCAAATGGAACTCAAATTACATTTACTCCAGAACCAAGTATTGATGTCGAAGTTAGAGTTTTCCAGAATGCAATAGGATTGTTAAAAGAAAATATTTCAGAAACTTCAATAGATTTAACTAATGCTGAAATTATAACTGGCAATGGAACTTATGAAGGTACAGAAAGATCTGTGAAAAGAAGTTTTGATTTAACTCATAACCAAAATATGATATTCTTAAGATATTTTGATGGTAGTGATAGTGATATTGTTAACATAAGTGCAGATACTATAAGAATTCCAGATCATTACTTTGTAACTGGTGAACAAGTAAATTATTCATATGCTGGAGCAGGAACAACTCAAGCAATTGGAATCGCACAGACAGTGGTTGCAGGTATTGGAACTACAGATAAACTTCCTCCAACGGTTTTCATTGTTAAGTTAAGTGAAAGTGTAGTTAAGTTAGCTGCAAGTGCTGAAGATGCATTAAAATCAGTACCAATAACTTTTGATATAACTTCTGTTGGTATAGGAACTTCTCATTCATTTACTGCAATAAATCAAAATTCAAAAAATATTATTGCTATTGATAATTATTTCCAATCTCCAGTTGTTGGCACTTCTATAACAACAACACTTGATGAAGATGTTTCTACTTTTGATAATAGAATTAAATTTACTGGAATAACATCCTTCTTTGGTGGAAATCTCATTCAAATTAATAATGAAATAATGAAGATCAACACGGTTGGTCTAGGAAGCACAAATGTTATTCTTGTAGATAGACCTTGGATGGGCACTGGTCTTTCAACTCACTCTGCAGGAGATCTTGTAAGAATAATCGAAGGTAATTATAATATTATTGATAATACCATTCATTTTGTAGAAGCTCCTTATGGACCAACTCCAATAGGATCAATAACAAATCCACCAAACGATAGAGATTGGACTGGAATTACAACTCATTCCACTTTCCAAGGAAGGACATTCTTAAGAAGTGGAGTAACAAATACTTCGCAAGAAACTTATTCTACAAACTATATTTTTGATAATATATCAAATGCATTTAATGGATATGAAAATACATTTACATTGACATCTGACAACCAGAATATTACAGGATTCTCAACAAATAACGCTATTGTACTAATCAATGGCGTTTTCCAAGGTCCACAAGGCGAGCAAGCAGATATTGAAGATTACACTTTAATTGAAAGTTCTGGAATTTCTAGTATAAGATTTACTGGAACAGCATCTTCTGTTGGTTATGATGTAAATAACTCAAATGTTCCTGTTGGTGGAGTTATAGTTTCTGTTGGATCTACAGAAGGATTTGGTTTCCAACCATTAATTTCTGCAGGAGGAACGGCAGTTGTATCTGCGGCAGGAACAATCGCATCTATTAGTATTGGAAATAGTGGATCTGGATATAGAATTGGTATTCAAACTGTTATCAACGTTGGTGTCCAGACAGAGAGTGTAGGAACTCCAAATATAGAATTTATTGGAACTGCTTCTGTAAGCAATGGTCATATTATTGGTGTTGCTATTACTAATCCTGGTTTTGGATACACAACTACAAATCCTCCTATTGTTGTATTTGATGATCCACTATCTTATTCAGATGTTCCTTTAATATACAGTTCATCTTCTACACAAGGATCTGGTACAGAAGCAAAGATTGATATTGTTGTTGGTCAAGGTTCAAGTGTTATCGATTTCTCATTCAAAAACACTGGATATGGTTATGGTCAAGGTGAAATTCTTACGGTTGCTATCGGAGGAAATAGTGGAATTCCAACTGATACATCTAAACCATATTCCGAGTTCCAAGTTTCGATTGATAACACATATAATGATAACTTCTCTGGATGGGTTGTTGGAGAACTTCAAATTTTAGATAGTTTTGAAAATCTATTCGATGGATCTACAAAGGTATTTCCACTTGAGTTTGGAGGAAATCCAGTAACTATTAGAGCAGCAAAAGGTTCCAATATTGATGTTAGAGCAACTCTTCTTATATTCTTAAATGATATACTTCAAAAACCAGGCGAAGCTTATTTCTTTGATGGTGGAAGTGTTGTTGAATTTAGTGAGCCTCCTAAAGATGGAGATACTGTCAAAGTTCTATTCTATAAAGGAAGTGGTGATATTGATGTTGTCTTCAGAGATGTATTAGAGACAGTAAAGGTTGGAGATGAATTAACTCTCAACAATGAACCTGGATTTGGTCAGGGTATTGGTTTACAGCAAGAAACTAGAGTTGTTACTGGAATCAATACTGCAGATTCTGTTCGAACAAATCCATATGCCGGTCCAGGAATTACTGCAAATGAAACTTTACTAAGACCTGTTAAGTGGTGTAAACAAACCTCAGATAGAATTATCAATGGAAGAATTGTTGGAAAAGATAGAATTCAATATGAACCACTAATCAATCCATCTTCTTATTTGATAAACGCAGTTGGAGTTGGATCTACAACTGTTTATGTTGATAACATTAAACCTTTCTTTGATGCACAAAATGAAAGTCCTATATTGAGTTTCCAAAATCAAGTTACGTTTACATCACAGGATTCTCTAGTTGCAGCATCTGCTACGGCTATTGTTTCCACTGCCGGAACCATTTCATCTATTGTTATTAACGATGGTGGATATGGTTATGTTTCTGCACCAACAATTATCATAGAAAATCCTGTTGGACTTGCTATTTCTTATAGAGCAACGGCAACATCTACAATTTCTTCTGGTATTGTTGATTCTATCAGTGTTACTGGACCTGGAACAGGATATAATTTAGAAAGTCCACCTGTAGTTCTCATTGAGGCACCTGTTTTAATAAATGAAACTTCTAATGTTACTTCATACTCTGGAGATTCTGGTGTTATTGTTGGTGTAGGAACAACAACTTCGGAAACAATATTTGATTTGTTTGTTTCAACAGATTCTTTCTTAAGAGATGCAAATATTGTTGGATCTGCAATAACTGTAAGTGGAATTTCAACAGGAGATTTCTTTATCATTTATAGTTCGAATATTGGAGGTGCAACTACATCAATAAACTCTTTTGATTCATCTAACAATATTATTGGCATAGGAACACAGTTTATTGATAATGTATATCAAGTTTCATCTACACAAGATATCACATCAAATGTAATTGGAGTTGGAGTAACCATAGTTAAGAGAATAACAGTTAATTCTGGCATAACTTCGATATTTGATTCTTTTGGTGTTGGTGTTTCTACTTCGTATTATGGAAATTATAGTTGGGGTAAGATAGTTGTATCAGATCCTTTAGAAAATGGAACGTTCAATTCTTATACATTGAATGGTATTGGGGGTATAACAACATCAACTCTAGTAAACAGAACGTCTTCATTAAAATATTTGAATTATACTCCATGATGTACCTGTAATAAATAAATAAAAACCTCTGCAAAATGGCTGCAATTATAACTGATCAACTTCGTATATTAAATGCTAAGAACTTTGTAGCGGGAGTTGCTTCAACTGACAACTCCTACTATTCATTTGTTGGACTACCAAATGCAACTGATTATAGTACTGATTGGAATGTAAATCCACCATCTCCTGTAGATAATTTCAATCAGGAGAATGATTATTGGGATACTATGATTGCATTGAAGAAAATATCAAAAAGTGATGTAAGGCAAGTAGTAAGAAAACTTACCTGGACATCAGGTGTTACTTATGATATGTATAGGCATGATATTAGTGTCACTAATCCATCACAACCATCAAGTGCTGTAGATTTATATTCTGCAAACTATTATGTATTAAATAGTGATTACAGAGTTTATGTGTGTCTTCAGAATGGAACTTCTCCAGAAAATCCATCAGGAAGACCTTCTCTCGATGAACCAACATTTACTGACTTAGAACCAAGAGAAGCTGGAACAAGTGGAGATGGTTATGTTTGGAAATATCTTTATACTATTAGTCCAAGTGACATTGTAAAGTTTGACTCAACAAATTATATGCCAGTTCCACTGGACTGGGAAACAAGCACGAGAGATGCTGCAGTAAGAAATAATGCTTCAACTAGTGGTCAACTCAAGATTGTCACTATTACAAATAGAGGTGTTGGTTTAGGAACTGCAAATAGAACTTATAGTAGAGTTCCTATTAAAGGTGATGGATCTGGAGCAGAAGCAACTATTGTTATTAATAATGATTCTAAGGTAGAAAGTGTAACCATTTCTAATGGTGGATCTGGATATACATTTGGAACTTTGGATTTAGTTGCTGGAAATGTACCAACAGGATCAACATCACCAACCTTCAATGTAATAATTCCTCCACAAGGAGGTCATGGTGCTGATATCTACAGAGAACTTGGAGCATATAATGTTCTTTTATATTCTCGCTATGAAAATGACACAGAAAATCCAGATTTTATTACTGGAAACCAAGTTGCAAGAGTTGGCATTATAGAAAGTCCTCTTAGTTATAACTCAGACAGTATACTAGAATTAGATAAAGCAAGCGCAGTTTATGCTCTTAAGTTAACTGGTATTGGATACAGTTCTGTAGCATTTAATGCAGATACTCAGATAACTCAAACAATTGGAGTGGGTTCAACTGCATTTGGTAAAGTTGTTTCATATGATCAAAATACTGGTGTACTAAAGTATTGGCAAGATAGATATCATTGTGGATTTAATACTAATGGAACTCAAAATTCAACACCAACATATGGATTCAACTTACACAGATTTACTGCAGATATTGGAAGTGGTGGATCTTTGAACATTATTGGAGGAAGTGCAACTCTCGCAATTCAAACATCTTTTGGAAGTATAAGTAATCCCGGCGTAAGTACTGTAATAAATAGTAGGACCTACTATTTGGGACAGCAATTTATCAAAGGCGTCTCTCAACCAGAAGTTCAAAAATACTCTGGTGATATCGTTTATGTTGATAATAGACCGTCAATTACTAGATCATCAAACCAAAAAGAAGATATTAAAGTCATTTTGCAATTCTAAGGAATTATGTCTCAAGAAACTAACCTCAACGTATCTCCATATTTTGACGACTACAATGAACCAGTAATTGGTGGTAAAGATAGTAACTATTACAAAGTTCTTTTTAAGCCAGGATTTCCAGTTCAGGCAAGAGAACTTACCACTTTACAATCAATATTACAAAACCAAGTTGAGCAATTTGGAACTCACTTCTTTAAAGAAGGATCCAGAGTTATTCCTGGTGCTTTATCTTATATCAATCCTTTTTATTATATTCAACTTGAAGATAATTTCTTAGGTATTCCAATTGAACTTTATGTTGATCAGTTAGTTGGAAAAAAGGTAAGAGGAGAAATTTCTGGTGTTGTTGGTGTAGTTAAAAAAGTAATAACTAAGTCAGAATCTGATAGAGGAATTTGCACGCTATATGTAGATTTTGTAGATTCCAATGTAAATAATTTTACAGATTCATTATTTGATGATGGTGAAAATTTGGTCTCTGAGGAAGCAATTTCTTTTGGTTCTACTTTCATAGCAGCAAACGAAGGTTTTGCTAGAACAATCGCATCAAGTGCATCCGGAAGAGGCAGTGCTTTCGCATTAGGATCGGGAGTTTACTTTTTAAGAGGTTATTTTGTAGATGTTAAAGATGAAATTCTTTTATTGGACCAATACTCATCAAATCCAAGTTATAGAGTTGGTCTAGATGTAATAGAAGAAGTAATTTCTGCAGATTTAGATCCATACCTCAATGATAATGCAAATGGATTTAATAACTATGCAGCTCCTGGTGCAGATAGATTAAAAATATCTGCGGTTTTGTCAAAGAAACCATTAGATTCTTTTGATACACCAAGTTTTGTAGAACTTGCAAAAGTTGAAAATGGCGTTTTAACAAAACTTAATAATAATACAGAGTATAACCTTTTAGCAAATGAACTTGCAAGAAGAACATTTGACGAATCTGGAGATTATTATATTAAATCATTTAATGTTTTTGTAAGAGAAAGTTTGAATGATAATGAGGGTAATGATGGAATATACAAAGAAAATCAATTAACTTCAAGCGGATTGCAACCATCAGAAGATCTGATGGTTTACAAAGTTTCTCCGGGAAAAGCATATGTTCGTGGATATGAAGTAGAAACACTATCATCTGCATTCTTAGACATACCAAAAACAAGAACTACAAGAAATATTCAAAATCAATCTGTAAATTTCAATTTTGGTTCAACACTTACTGTAAATAATGTTCACGGATCTCCATCTATTGGAATCAATACATCTTCTACAATTAGTTTAAGAAATAATAGAGTAGGTATTGATTCAACATCACCATCTGGAAAAGAAATTGGAATTGCTAGAGTTTATGATTTTGCTTTAGAATCTGGTTCATATGAGTTAGAAAATCAGGCATTAAATCGTTGGGATATATCACTATATGATGTCCAAACATATGGAGATCTCTCGATTAATGAGCCAATTACATTGACAATTCCAACTTATATTAAAGGTAATTCTAGTGGAGCAACTGCATTCCTTAAAAATGCAGTTTCGTCTGGAATAGCACTAACTGTATATCAGATTTCAGGGAATTTCATCAATGGAGAAAAATTAATATTTGATGGAACAAATGAAACTAGAGTTAGTACAGGTTATACTGACTATAGCATTTCTGATGTAAAATCTCTATATTCTATTGTTGGTTCTGGAAACACTTTTAATTCAGATGTAATTCAAATTCCATCAAGAGTAATTGGAAATGTAACTATAAGTGGTGAATCTGCTGGAGTTTCTACAGTAACCAGTCCTTTAATTTCTTTTCCAGGAATTGTAACCACAGGAAATTTTGTACAATATACAAGACCAAACTTTACTGTAAAATCTTTTGCAAAGGTAGATCAAGTATTTACTAATTCTATTGTAGTTTCTGGAATAGCAACAGTAAATGGTATTTGTGATGGCGGTCTTCCTTCCACAGAAACTACTGTAAATGATTTGACATTAATAAGTTCATACTTACAAAAAACTAATAATCTAGTTGATGAAAGTTTATTCCAACCACTTCCTAAGATTAATGTAGAATCTGTAGATCTGACTGGATCAACTATTATTGTTAGAAAGCAATTTGATGTTGTTATTTCTGATAACTCTCTCAATGTACAATCTGGAACAGATGAGGTATTTTTACCATTTGATGAAGAAAGGTATGTTCTGACAAGAAGCGATGGTAGCACTGAAGTTTTAACTCAAGATAAATTCCAATTTAGTGCTGGATCAACTCAACTGACTATAAATGGGCTAGGTTCAAACAATTCAGGTAGATTGATAGCTACTTTAAGAAAGTCAAATGTAACATCAAAATCCAAGAGGAAGCAGAGAATAAGTTCTGTTATAATCAGCAAATCAAAATATGATTCTTCAGGAATTGGTGCGACAACTACAAATGATGGTTTAGAATATGGAAATTATCCATTTGGAACAAGAGTGCAGGATGAAAGAATTTGTCTGAATATACCTGACGTAGTTGATGTTTATGGTATTTTTGAATCTAATGATACTTCAGATCCAACTTTACCTAAAATGACAGTTGGTTCTCTAGATGGACCAACATCAAAAACAGATGATTTAATTATTGGAGAATCTTTCGCAGGAACTTCGTCTGGAGCTAAAGGTTTATATACAGAAAAAATTAGTAGTGGAGAAATATCCTTCATATACTTAAATTCATCTACTTTTCAACAAGGTGAGATTATAAGTTTTGATGAATCTGGGGTTAATGGTATTGTATCCACAATAATTCTTGGAAGTAAGAATATTTCTAACGACTTTGTTCTTGATAAAGGACAAAGATTAACTCATTATGATTATTCCAGTTTGAGAAGATTGTCAAATAAAAAGGAACCTTCAGGAAAGATTAAAGTTGTTCTTTCTCATGGTTATTATGATTCTTCTGATACTGCAGACATCACAACATGTAATTCTTATGACTCTTTTGAATATGGCACCGAAATAGCCTCTGTGGGTGGATACAGAAATACTGATATTATTGATGTAAGACCTAGAGTTAATAATTTCTCAGTATTAGAAGATTCAAGATCACCATTTGAGTTTGATGGTAGATCTTTTACTAATGGAAATCACAGTTCGAAACATGTTTTAGCTTCTGATGAATCTGAAACTCTATCTTTTAATTATTATTTACCAAGAATTGATAGAATTTACTTGACGAGAGATGGTGTATTCCAGGTCAAATATGGAGCCCCATCTGATACTCCGCAAATTCCTGAAGAAGTTTCTGGTGCATTAAATGTTGCAAATATTGCCATTCCACCTTATGTATATGATACTAGAAATGTAAGGGTTGATTATGTAGAGCATAAGAGATATCAAATGAATGATATCTTTAGGTTAGAAAATAGAATCAAGAATCTAGAGTATTACACATCACTTTCATTATTGGAGACCAATACTTCTAGTTTGTTTATTTCAGATTCTAATGGACAAAACAGATTTAAATCTGGATTTTTCATTGATAATTTCTCATCTGCAGGTACACAGGATAATAAAATAGGTGTAAAAAATAGTGTAGATCTTTCTAAGGGACAATTGAGACCATCTCATTATACAACTCAACTTTCTCTTGAGATAGGTTCAAGTTCAATAGTAGGTCTAGCATCCACAAGCATTCAAAATCAAGACCAAAGATTTATTAGTGACATAATAGGATCAAATATAAGAAAAACTGGAAGTGTTTTAACACTTGATTACCAAGAAGTTCCTTGGTTAGAACAACCATATGCAACAAGAGTTGAAAATGTAACTCCATTCTTGGTTCAGTTATGGCAGGGAACTATTAGATTAGAGCCTGATACTGATGTTTGGATTGATGTAAATCGTTTGGAACTTAGAGATGTTGAGATGGAGGGATCATTCCTTGGTGTTGCTGAGGCTATGAGAGCAGAAGTATCAACAAGAGCAGATGGTTCCAGGTTGGGGATAAGTCCAATCATTTGGCAATCTTGGGAAACAACAGGTGTAAGGCAAAATATTAGATTAGATTTAGATGCCTCTTTAAATACGTCTTCTTCAACAGATGTGTCATTGGGACGCCAAAGAACTCTTTCCAGTAGCAGTACTAGAGATGTAGGAGCTTTTGAAGATGGTAGAGGAATACCAACTGAAACTACAACAACTTCAATTACAACACAAAGTCAAACAACAACAGTAACTCAGACAACAGATTTGAGTGTATCTGGATCTGTAAGTTTGTCAACTAACTTAGATCAACAAAGAACTGGTGAAAGGAGAACAGTTAGAGAACAAATAAATACCGAATCTCTTGGCGATAGAATCGTAAGTAGAAATATAATTGCTTTCCAGAGATCTAGAAACATAGAATTCAATGCATCTAAATTAAAACCAAATACTCAGGTGTATGCTTTCTTTGATGATGTTGATGTTAATGAGTATTGTGTTCCAAAACTACTTGAAGTGTCAATGAGTTCTGGAACTTTCCTTGTGGGAGAAGATGTCGTTGGTGTTATGCCAACATCAGAAAGAACATCTTCAATTGACAGAAGAGGTAATGGGTCTAATCAACAAATTAGATTCAGATTGGCTGTTTCTAATCACAAATATGGACCTTTCAATTCACCTTCTGTAGTATATACAAATAATCCATATGATAGGAATAATACTGTCCCATCAGTTTATTCCTCAACTAGTAATATTTTAAATATAGACACTTTTAGTCTTCAAAATGATATACAACCTCAATATTCTGGAAATATAAGACCAGGAATGATTCTGAGAGGTTTGACCAGTGGTGCTCAAGCTACTGTTACAGACAATAGATTGATTGCAGATTATCAGGGAGTATTACTTGGATCATTCTTTGTGCCAAATGGAAGTATTTCTGGCAATCCAATTTTTGAAACTGGAAGATCTGTATTTAGATTAACAAGTAGTTCTTCCAACTCTAGAATACCTGGTGTAATTACAACAGTTGCTGAGGAAATTTTTTACTCTCAAGGAGATATTGATAATACACAAGAAGTTACTCTTTCATTGAGAAATGCTAGAGTAAGTTTTGAAGATTTTTCTCAGACAAGGACTCTCACATCATCCACCTCATCTTCTGATACAGCTACAGCATCAACAACAACTGAATTTGCCATTACATCGACCAATGTAACTGGTGCCAATACCTCAGTTGATAGTGGTTATAGAGATCCTTTAGCACAAACATTCAGAGTAAGTGATCCAACAGGAGTATTTGTTACCAAAATTGATCTGTTCTTTAGAACTAAAGACTCTACTTTACCTATATTGTTCTATATTAGTGAAGTTGACCTTGGAGTTCCTAATAAAACAATTGTGCCTTTTACACAAGTTACAGTTTATCCAGATCAAATATCAACATCTGACGATGCCACATCTGCCACTACAATTGAGTTCGAATCTCCAGTGTACTTAGAATCACAAAAAGAATATGCTATCGTTCTTGCTTCAGATTCTACCGAGTATACTGTTTGGATTTCTAGATTAGGTGAATTTGATGTTCAAACTATCTCAAATCAGAGTACTCAAGTTTTAGTATCTACTCAACCTTTACTTGGATCTTTATTTAAGTCACAAAATGCTTCTACATGGGATCCTAGTCAGTATGAAGATCTTAAGTTTAAACTTTATAGAGCAGATTTTGTTCCTAGTGGATCTACACTGTTCTTCAATCCTCCTTTACCAACAGATGTTTCTAATTTAACATCAGATCCTTTTGATATAAACTCCAGAACTGTTAGAATTGGAATTGGAACGACAGTAAGAGATAGTGATTTAACAAATGGCAATACTATAATTCAAGCAATTTCTGGAGCCACAGGTAATTTAGTTGGTACAGCAGGAACTATTAAAGGAGATCTAACTATTATCAACAGTGGAATTGGTTATACTCCATCCACTGGATCATATACCTTTAATAATATATCACTAACAAACATAAACAGTTCTGGCAAGAATGCAACTGCAAATATTACCATAAATGGAGGAGTTGCAGTAGCAGCAACCATATCAAATGGTGGAACAGGTTACTCTGTTGGAGAGATACTATCAGTATCTTCTATCGGAATATCTTCTGTAGGAAGAAACTTAAGATTGAGTGTATCTGAATTAAATGGCATAAATGAATTAGTAATACAAGATGTTCAAGGGGAATTTGTTGTTGGAGCTGGATATACTGTCCAGTATGTTAACAACTCTGGCCTAACTACAGCACTAAATGGTAATTTTGGGGGAAATGTTTTAGTAACTTCTCCGGAAGAAATTTTATCTGATGGTTCACATATTAAAGTTTTGCATAGAAATCATGGTATGCATTCAAATGTAAATCAGGTTATAGTTACTGGTGCAAAATCAAATGTTGATCCAACAACTCTTGCAAGTGATTATTCTACATCATCTACAGGTGATATTATACTCTCAAGTGCATCTAATTTTTCTACTTTTGAGGGAGTGAGTGTTGGAAGTACAAATCCTGGATATATTTCTATTGCAAATGAAGTCATAAAGTATACGGGTGTTTCTGGAAATTCTCTAACAGGAATAACAAGAGAAATAGATGGCACAAAAGCATTTTCATATAATATAGGAGATTTGGTTTATAAGTATGAATTAAATGGAGTTTCTCTACTAAGAATTAACAAAAATCACTTATTGAGTGACTCCACAGTTGCTGAATCTATAGGTCTAGATTACTACAATCTAAAAGTTGATATGTCATCTAGCACAAATACTACTGATAGAGAAAGTGGTGTCAGTTTGCCTAAGTTATTCTTCACAAGATCCAATAAGTTTGGAGGAAAAGACGTTAATGCAACATATAATGTGACATTTGACCTCATTACTCCAAATTTTGGAATAATATCTCCAAAGTATACCACTATTTCTTCAGCGGTTAGAACTGTATCTGGAAAGAGTATTGATGGAAATGAGGCTCCATTTGAGGATAAAGGTTTCCAATCTATTTCACTAAGTCAATCAAGTTACTTCGATTCTCCAAGAGTTGTTGCTTCTAAAGTGAATGAGGATTCTAGATTAACTAATCTTCCAGGAAACAAGTCATTTACTATGAATATAAACTTATTATCATCAGAACCAAGAGTTTCTCCATGTGTTGATTTGAATAAAACTAGTATTGTTTTCACAACAAATAGAGTCAATAATCCAATATCAGATTATGCTAATGATCCTAGAGTTAATGAATATTACAACGATCCAAATGCATTTATATACATTTCAAAACCAATATCTCTAAAAAATCCAGCAACAGCTATTAAAGTTCTTGTTTCCGGATCTATACATGAATCAAATGATATTAGAGCATTTTATGCACTTCAAAATAACACTTCGGAAGATCCTATTTTTATTCCATTCCCAGGATATGGAAACCTCAATTCAATAGGTCAAAAAATAGATTCATCTGCAAGCACTGGATTGCCAGACACATTAATAAGTAGAAATTCATCATATGAGTTCTTACCAACTCCAAATTCTTTTGTTGAGTATGAGTTTTCTGATGATAATCTACCTAACTTTAAAATCTTTAGAGTTAAACTGATTCTCACTTCAACAAATCAGGCACATCCACCAATTATTCAAGACCTAAGAGCATTTGCTTTAGCATAAGATGAACTTAATACCTGTAGAGGGCGAGAGAAATCTCGTC